GGTGATGGTGATACTAGTGATAGTGTTATTAACTTGTTTAAAAATATAAGAGATAAAAATAAAATCATACATTTATACAATTATGGTAATAATGTAAGAGATTTTGTTCATGTTGACGATGTATGTGAGTCTATTTACAAATTAGCTAATTTAAACTTAAATTGGAATAAAATTCCTGTAGACTCAATTCAAATTGGTACGGGGGAAGGAACATTGATAAAAGACATTGCTAATTTGATAGGTAAATTTAAGGAATATGAACCTCCCAGACCCGGTGAAATAGTAACATCTATAGCTGATACTTCTGATCTATATAAACTACTTAAATGGAAACCTGACAATAAAATTATCCAATGGTTAAATGAAAACTTAACTTGATAAGTTAAAGTCATCGTTATAATCATCTTTAATATATGAGTAAGCAAAACTTAGACTTAGATTTCTTTGAAAAGGTAGTTGTATATAAAAGTCTTACTGACGATAGATATCTTGCATCAGTTATAGACCACATACAACCGCGATTCTTTTCAGATGAACATTTTAAAAAGACTTTTACTTTAATTACTTCATTCTTTCAAAAGAGATATACTGTACCTACTAGAACAGAACTCTTATCTTTTTGTAATACACCTGAATTAAAAGATGCATTCAAGAAGACAATAGAAAAGATAAAAGACATTGATAAAAAACTTAACAATGATGAGTTATATGTAAACACAGAACGGTTTCTTAAAGAAAAATCAGTCTATTATACAATGACTGATGTTGCTAATGAATGTGCAAAAGGAAATATCGATCCTGCTGATATATTCGATAAGTTTGAAAAGTGTACAAGTATTAATTTATCAGTAGATCGTGGTTTCGACTTCTTAAACGACTATTCAAGGTTAATTGAAGACTTGCAAGTTGAAGAACCTACTATATCTTCACAGTGGGAATGGCTTGATAACAAGTTAGATGGTGGTTTCTTAGAAAACGGTAGGGCCATTTATATCTTTGCAGGTGAAACTAATGTTGGTAAGTCTATTGTATTAGGAAATATTGCATGCAATATTGCTAAACAAGGCAAAACGGTATTATTAGTAAGTTTAGAAATGTCAGAAATGGTATATGCTAAACGATTGGCTGGTAATCTTACAGGAATTGAGATTAATAATCTAAGACACGAAATACCTCAATTAAATGATAAACTTTCCGAATTTGTTACTTCAAATCCAACTAGCCGATTGCTTATTAAAGAGTTTCCTCCTAGTACCATTACGACAGCTCAATTAGGGGCCTTTATTAAGAAACTACAACAGAACGGAATTAACATTGATGCTATAGTTTTAGATTATGTTAACCTTATGCATTCGCCAATTGGAAATAATAGTTATGAAAGAGTTAAACATGCAACAGAACAAGTCCGTGCAATGTCTTATACGTTTAATTGCCCTATTATTACTGCTACTCAGTTAAATCGTTCAGGTTATGATACAGAAAATCCTAGTTTAGATACGATTGGTGAGAGTATGGGGTTAGCAATGGGTGCCGATGCAATCTTTTCCGTATTTCAGAAAGAAGAAGATAAGGATTTAGATATTATTCGAATGGGTGTTATGAAAAATCGTTTTGGACCTAATCACGGTACAAACGAGTTTAGTATTCATTACCCAACCTTAACTATTTCCGATAGTGGTGTTGGTTCAATTGAAGATGCATCAGCTAACGTTATGGGTGCTATTGAAGGGTTAGCTAAAAGTTGAAGATGCAAGTATCTTTCCTAATTAATAACAATGTCTAAGAGTTATGTTTTTACAGATTCAGACTTAGATGGTGTCGGTAGTTACTTAGTTAGTAAATGGCTTATTGATAATGATATGCCTTTTACAACTACTACAGTTAAAAATTTTCATGAAGATTTTGTTAAGTGGAATAAACTTAATAAAGTTAAGGATTATGAAAAAGTATATATATTCGATATCAACGTTGCTGAATATAGTGATCTACTCGATTATGATAATGTTGTCATTATTGATCACCATAATGGTAAAGATGGTTACACCGGTTACAAAAAAGCAACGTTGGTGTTAGACCAAAAATGTACAAGTACAACAAAATTAGTTTTAAAAACTTTACTTCAAAATAATCCCGATTTAAAATCTAAACTTTCTGTACCAAAAGCTAAACTTATCACTTTAATTGACGATTACGACAGTTATCAACTAAAAGACCCCAACAGTTTAGGTATTAACACAGTGCTTTGGAGTTACACCGGTAATAGAGTACAAAAATTTATAGAAGAGTTTTATGATGGGTTTAGAACTTTTACAAAGTTCCAAATTAATATGATATCAATAGCTAAGAAAAAGGTCGAAGAAGCTGTTGAAACGTATCAAGCGTTTAGTTTAACTTTACCTATTGATGGAAAAGAAAGCAAAATTGTAAGTACCTTTTGTGATCACAACATTAATGAAGTCGCACACGGCATTATTAACAAATATAATGCAGACATTGGAATAGTTGTCAATTTAAAGAGTAAAAGTGTAAGTTTGCGTAAAAGTAAACAGTGTTCGGTTAACTTAAACAAACTTGCAGCTAAGTTATGTGAAGGAGGGGGTCATTTTGATTCAGCGGGTGGTTCCTTAAACAAAACGTTTATTAAATTTTCCAAACTTTTTAAAAAAATATGAAACTAAACAACACTAACCCAATTGAATCTACCCATTTACAGGAGGTGACTCAAATTTTTATGGGGTTTTGTTCTTTTATTTCAATTATTCATAATAAAAAAGTAAATTTACCAAATATTTTTATATTATTGCTTAAAGATAATAAACTTAGAACGATTTTAAAAGATCTTTTAGATATACAAACCGATTTTGAACTAGTTCAACTGTTTTTATTCTTTGAACCTTCATTATATAAAAGCAAATACATTATGAAATATGTTAACAGCAAAAGAAAGAAATTGATTTTGTAGAGATATATTTTATAATTAGTTAATGACCGATTTCGAAAAACTTATCTATAACGTTTATCTTGCTGAAACAAGAAAAGGTCAAAATAAACCATACAAAAGACGAGAAAATTTTGATAAAGTTGATGAATCTACTAAACTTTATCTTTTAAAGTTATCTAATTTTTTCAAAAAACACCGTTCTATTGATTTAAAAAACTTTTTTCAAGCTCCATATAAAATTTATAAAGATAAATCTCATCATGGTTTGGATTTTTATCTTTCTATGAAAGCAATCAAGCTTTACAGAGAGTATATTAATAAACTAAACAGACAAAATGCAGATTCTGATGATTCAAAAGAAGCTTTTAGACGAAGTGCAAAATTTGTCCTTAAATTTTGTAAACTTAACAACATAAAGTTCGGTGATTACATTTTATACAAAAAAGAAAATGAAATGAATTCATTTTTTGATCATTTAAAACACGGGAAAGTATCAATTTATTTTCTTTTTATGTTTTCGCAATTTGATTCCCAAATGAAAACACTGGATGTAGAAATGAGAAAATTTATATTAGGTGATATTGTAGATGATGTATCAAAATTGAGAGCAAAATTTTATAATTGCAATCAAGAAACAAAAAATTTCTTTAATGATGTTTTTAATATCTGTAAAAAAGCATAAGTTGACTTTAAGCGGTCGTATGTATAATAATTTCTGTTACGGTAACGGGTGTTACCTATATACAAAACATAATAATAACAAATATACTAAAAAAATAATATGAAAGAACTAGATGTAGACAGCATGTTTGGTAGCATGGTCGAAAAATTACAAAAGGGTCCGTCGTCTCAACGCGGGCAATATCTAAAAACTGAAGTAGGTAATACTTATACGGTTAGGATTATTCCTAATAAAGAAGATATTAACAAGACGTTTTATGAATACACGTCTTTTGGTTGGACTTCATTCGCAACCGGTCAATATACCGGTGTAGTTAGTCCTATTACATGGAAGGAACGTTGTCCTATTCAAGAAGCAATGTATCGTATCAAAGCTTCAGGTAGTGACGAAGATAAGGATAAGGCAGCAACAGTTACAAAACGTACGCAATGGATTACAAACGTGTATGTTGTAAACGACCCTGTTAATCCTGATAACAATGGCACGATTAAGATCTTGCGATTCGGTCGACAGCTACATAAAATCATTATGGAAGCAATGGTTGGTGAAGAAGCTGAAGAATTGGGTGCAAGAATCTTTAAACTAAGTGACGAAGGATGTGATTTCCGTATCAAAGTTGAAAAGCAAGGTGATTTTCCAACTTATGTGTCATCTAAGTTTAGTATGCCAAAGCCGTTTAAGTCGGATTACCCGGGTGGTGTTAGTGGAATTCTAGATAATATCTTTGATCTTGAAAGCGTTAACCCGGTAAGATCGTATGATGAACTAAAAGAGGTCTTGAACGAACATTTTTATTGCGTAAGTAATGATGAATCTAGTACAACAACGTCTCCAGTAGCAGCAGCAAGTATTGCAACAGCAACTGCAGCAGCAGTCGAACAAGTTGCAACAAAACCTGCAACTGAAACCACGGAAAAGGTTTCAAGTGAAGAAGATATTGATGACTTGTTGGCTAGTTTAGATAATCTCTAAACAAATGTCAGAACAACCTCAAAAAACGGAAGTAAATTATGAAGCGGTGAACTTGGACTCTATGGGTCCAAGTGACCCCATGGACGATGCCATGGCTTTTAAGGCTTTACTTGGTTCAGTAGCCAGTGAATTTCATCAAAACGTGAATGAAAATATGGTTGCTGAATCTACTTCTTTAAAAAAAATAGATCCTCGTAGAATTTTAGAAAAAGGAGTAAGTGAAATTATGGGTCAGCAACGTAATGACCCGCATTTACCCCCGGAAATTCAACAACCCCAACCAATACCTCAGCCAATACCACAACCTCAACCACAAACTAACGGTGCACCGTTACCTCAAGTACAAATTCAACCAGAGTTACCACCACAACCTCAAGAAGATCCAAATCAGCTTACATTAAATTTTGATAATACCGCTACAGCACAAGATATTTTTAATAAGCTTGATAATTTAGAGGCTAAATTAAACAAACTTACAAAATTAGTTGAAAATTTAACGCCACCTAAAAAAAAGCCAGTTGTAAAAAAGTAGATACCTTCTATAATAAGGTATGGTCATTAATATCGAAAATAAGAGTCAATTTGTTAATAGTTTTCTACGACCTATTAGTGCTTTGACTGAGTCTGTTGTTATTAAAAACGTTAATAAGCAGTTTATTTGTATTGCAAATAACGAACAAGGTCTTATTTTATGTGCTACCTATAATACAGGTATAAATGATACAATACAACTTAACATACCTAATGTTAAACGTTTGGAGAAGGTAATCTCCTTTATAGAAACTGACGATCTTAAGTTAGATTATAAAGCTAATGCACTATCTTACAAAGATAAAAAAATTCGATTTAAATACCATTTTCTAGACGATAATATTATTCAATCTCCTAAATTAAGCATGAATAAAATTAACTCACTTACTAGTGAGATTGAATTTAAAATTGATTATTCTAAAATTTCTGAATTAGCTAAAGGTGCTGCATTTGTTTCTGAATCAGATAAATTATATTTCAACCTTTCAAGTGAAGGGGTACATGGTGAAATAACTGATAAGTCAAATTCATCAGTAGATAGTTATTCAATTCTTCTTACTGAAGAAAATGTTAATGTTGAAAAATCATTTCCAGTACATTTCGATATTGTAAGACTACTAGCAAATACCTCAGGTGAAGAAGTAACAGTAAAAATTAATACCGAAATGGGGTTTTGTTTGTTTGAAGTAGATAATGGGGTATCAAAACTTAAGTATATTGTATCTGGGTTACAACAATGAAGAATAAAATTTCTACATTAGGTTATTTTAAAAAACGTTTAAAGGATAACGGGTTTATTATTTTAGACTTATTTAAAAATTATGGGGATCAAGATAATCGAAAATGGACTGTCATGGTTAACCCTAGTCAAGAAAGCGTTATTATAACTTGTAAATTAGAACACGATTTTGACTCCCCTATTTTTGAGTTTAACGACTCGTTACATAAAATACCCTTTAAATTAAGTACATCTTCCATGGAAGTTATTGTTGAAAAATTATTAACTGAATTTAAAGTTAGTAACGATAACAAAACTTCACCATATTACAGAAAAAAAGCTTGAATTTAACTGTATCTAATTTATATATTTTATATGAGTGAAATAGTTGACATTACACCTGAACTAGAACAAAGCGATGGTACAATTAAGGTATTGGTTATCGGTAAAGGTTATGTGGGATCAAATTTATCTACATTTTTATCTACTGATAATGAAAATCTGGAAGTACACAACATTAGTAGAGATCAAGTTGATTATTTAGATAGAAATACGTTGGCTGGGTTTTTGTATCAGTTTTCAGAAGAAGGTATTGTATTCGATACAATTGTAAATGCTGTTGGTTATACCGGCGATACAAACATTGATGATGCAGAAAATGATAAAGAATTAGCATTTTTGCTTAATACCGTTTTTCCTGTTACACTCGCTTCAGTTGCACAAGAATTTAACGTTGCAAGAGTTATTAATATTATGTCGGGTTGTATTTTTGACGGTGCACCTGAGACTAAAGAGGGTGAAAATCAAAGAGCGTGGTTGGAATCAGATGTACCTAACTTTGGTATGTTTGATGATGACTCGTCTTATTATAGTAAAACAAAGCATGCAGCAGAACTTATTACATCATCGTCGTTTAGTAATATAATGAACTTGCGTATTAGAATGCCTATTGGTGAAATTAATCACAAACGCAATCTTATTAGTAAATTATTAAACTACGACACAATTCTATCAGAAAAAAATTCTGTAACGTATATTTACGATTTGTTTAACTTTGTTTATAATATGGTTATTGCAGATGAAGTATATCCCGGTACATATAATGTTGTTAACCCAGGGTTTTTGGATGCAAAAGAGTTATTTGAAGTTTTACAAGAAAGAAAAACTGATTTGGTAAACCTAGGTTTAATTGAGAATGAAAATCACTTTGATAATGTTAAATTTATTTCATTAGAAGAGTTTAAGAAATCAAATTTAACTAAAGTTGGTAGGAGCAATATTATTATGTCTGGTGAATTTGCTGCAGAAACAATGGGGATGGAATTTACCCCGATTAATAAAGAGTTTTACAACACTATTCTTGACAATATGATGATTGCTGCTCGTGAAGTAGAAACATCAGAAGAAGAAAGTCAAGAATAGTTATGGATATCATAGTCACAGGCGGGTATGGTTTTATAGGCAGCCATCTATGTAACTATCTCACTAAAAAAGGTTGTAATGTACATAATATAGATAGCTTAACTTACGCCTGTGACTATGTAAACACTCAAGATGTCGACGTATACAAAGACTATACAGTCGATATAACAGATAATCAAAAATTAGACTCAATCTTACACAACAAACGTTTTGATGCAATAATTCACTTAGCTGCAGAAAGTCACGTTGATAACAGTATCAGTAACCCAAGCATATTTGCCTCAACAAATGTTATTGGTACTATAAACATGCTAAATTTAGCTAAGAAATATCGCATACCAAAATATATTCAAGTTTCAACCGATGAAGTTTATGGTTCATTAAATGAAAATGAACCTTCATGGACTGAAAATACCCCATTACAACCTAATTCACCGTATTCTGCTTCAAAAGCAAGTGGTGATCTTATTGCATATTCATATTTTAAAACATTTAATATGGATATAAGGATAACGAGGTGTTGTAATAACTTTGGAACCGGGCAACATATAGAGAAACTCATTCCTAAATCAATAACTACAGCTACTAAGTACGGTTTTATCGATATATACGGGGATGGTAACAATGTGCGTGAATGGATACATGCAGAAGACCATTCAAGGGCTATTTTTAAAGTTTTACAATACGGTGAACCGGGTAATATATATAATATTGGCTCTGGTGAAGAATTAACTAATAATGAAATAGCATCTATAATTTCTGTTGTAACAGGAACCGATGCATCAATTAACTATATAGAAGATAGAAAGGGTCACGACAAAAGATACTCATTAAACTTTGATAAGATTTCTAAACTCGGGTTTAAATGTAGAAGATCAATTCGTGATAGTAAAGAATGGGATGAAATGGTTCAATACTACAAAAAATACCAAGATTCCTAAAAAAAGGTTTCTTTACGCGGTAAAAAATGGAGACCACGCTGGTAAATTTATCGCATACATTGACACTCTTCAAGATCAATACTGTTTTCTCGCAGTCCCAGGTAATGAAAAACTAAAAGTACCTATTAAAGATTTCGAAAACGGGATAGACAATGGGATAGTCGAATTTGTTGAAAAATTACCAAAAAATATTTTTAAAGTATTGGAAGCACAACACCTGACTTGATTCTTACCGGCTTAATTATATAATAATTATATGATATCGTTACGTGATCGCATTCTTAATGCAAAGACGAAAAAAGAAATTGATACTCTCGTAGAAGAATATAACAACTACGATTCTGTATCAGTTAATACTAAAACTAAAGTTAAACGAGCCATTAAACAGCGTTATAATGAGCTAGATGAAGTAAAACCTTCTAAGAAAGCAGCTAAAAAATTAAAATCCAAAAAAACTAAAAAGTGATATGACAACTCTTATACTAGATGCAAATAATCTTTTGTATCGCACTTTTTGGTTTCAAAAACGTAATATTGATAGCGACGAAGATTTGTCGACTATTATGTTTTTAAGGGCAGTTAAGTCTTACTGTGATAAATTTAACCCCGATCAAGTTTATGCTGCATGGGATAAAAAATTATCATACCCTTCGACTAATTTTAGAAAAAATGCCTCAAGTGGTGCTTACAAAAGTAATAGAGACGGTGAAATAGCTAAAGAAGCTCATAAGAATGACCAACTTATTAAAAGTTTACTTGATAGTTTAGGTATAAAAAGTATTTACCCTAATGTAATGGAAGCAGATGATGTTATTGCGTATCTTTGTCATAAATTACCGGGTAAAAAATTTATTGTTACTGTTGATAAGGATTTATATCAACTTATTAATGAACAAACTTTTATTTTTAACCCTATTCAGAAAGTTACTGTTACTCCTGCTAACTTTACTATTTACACTAAAGGTGTTGAACGTGTCGATTTTTTAAATTATAAAGCGTTGGTTGGTGATAATAGTGATAACATTAAAGGTTTGTATAAAGTTGGTCATAAAAGAGCTCTTAACCTAATTGAAAAGTTTAAAAAAGACCCAATACCAACTGTTTTAAATGAACAACAGTTAGAAATTTATAACAAAAATATACAAATTATGGACCTTGGTATTGGTTATAAGTATTACCCTGAAGAGGAACCTATTTACAATAGGCAAATGAAGGAAGGTATACCTAAAAAAGATTTAGATAGATTTTTTGAATTGTGCAATATTAACAAATATGGTTCTATTCTTAAGAACAAAGATAAGTGGATTAAAACATTTAAGTTAAATGATACACTTCAAGAAGCATTAAAAAAATTAAATATTTGATATGAATAATAACATTAATAACATGCAATTGGTAAGACCAATTCCTATTCAAAGCCCTATTTCTGGAAATATGGTTCACCCACGCATTCATACCATTCAACGTAACGGTCAAATCGTTACTGAAGCGCATTGGATTGATCCTAATAGTGGTGCGTTTATAAGAAAAGGTATTGTTTCTATTGAACCTATTAAGAAATAGTATATAATCCTCCTTGGTATATGATATTACCTGAGGCATACATCGTACAAAAGTTTTACCAATACGCTGGACAGCCGAAGTATAATAGACTTGCAAAAACTTACCAAGGAGGATGTCCTGTCTGTAGAGAAGGTAAGTCTTGGGGTAAAAAACGTCGGCTTTTTTATGTAGTAAAAGAAAACTTCCTGCATTGTCACAATTGCGGGTGGCATTCTAACCCTGTAAACTGGATAGTTGAAGTATCTAGTATGTCTGTAAGTGAAATTTACAAAGAAGCCGAAGAATATGATTTATTACCAGAAGATGTTACGTCAAAAGATTTAAATCTTGCAGTAAAAAAGGTTTTTAAAAATTCACTTCCTGAAGATAGTATTAATTTGTTTGATAAAGATCAAATAAAATACTATAAAGCTAATGCAATAGTGCAAACTGCATTAAATTACATTAAAAAACGAAAGTTAGATACAGCAATTAACAAATCTAAAGGATTATACCTATCATTAAAAGATAAAACTCATAAAAATAGACTTATTATACCATTTTATGATACAGATGGTAAGATTATCTTTTATCAAAGCAGAACTATTATCGAAAACCGTAAATTAAATTTACCAAAATATCTAGGAAAGGTAAATAGCGATAAAAGTTTGTTTAATATTGATAAAATTAAAGAAAATATTGATGAAATTTTTATTATTGAAGGTCCTATTGATGCTTTTTTTATAGAAAACGGGGTTGCAGTAGCGGGTATTAATGAAAATAGTGATACTTTGTTTACTTCGTTACAAAAAAATCAAATTAATAAGTTTCCG